CTCTTATTTCGTTGTAAAGATCATAAGCTCCCTTTTCCAGCAAAACACTACTAGGAGTGTTCATAAAACACTCATCGATATATCGACCTTTCTTATTCATAGCGATGCAATTACCAAGAAAGTTTAATCTCCAGTATTGAATCTCATCTAAAAGAATCTTTTTTTCTTCATCATTACTTTCAAAAGGGTCAGATTTAGGTGAATTTTCCATAAGATCAGCAGAAACCTTGAATTGTTCTATGTCATTTTTTGTGACGCATTTGGGACATGCCACCATTCCTTTGTAGATAAAATTGGACTCGCATTCATTGAAGTTGTATTTGCAGCTTATGCAGAAATATTCATTAACTTTATCTTTGCAATATGAACAGTCGCAGTCTTCTTTCATTTCATCTCCAAATGTCGGTGATTTTCCAGGCTGGCTCACCGAAAAGCCTTTAAAGGGGGCGTCATCCATGAAGACAAGCCCCAAGATGTTTACTCCTTATTCGCGAAATCTATCAATGTTTTCCATGCATCAACATCACACGCATCACCAGCACATTCTTTATCGATCGCTTCGTGTGTCTCCGAAACTATTCTCTTTTTGGTTTCGGGCTCAATTTTCTCCCAGTTACTTTTCAGCCAGTCAACACATATGGACACAATGTAGGTTCTTCTTCCTAAACAATAACGATGGGCAGCCGTCACCATAATATGATGCGTTCCCCACCAGTTTTCAAACTTTATTTTGCATTCTTTCATTTGATCCTGAACTTTTTTATTACGTTGTCCAGGGCCGTTCTTTGTTTTTGGGTCAACTCAGGGTACTTGTCTAAGTTAGCCTTCAAAGAATTGAAAAAGTCACAAGAAAATCCTTCTCTAGCTTCTCCCCATTTGATTACCTCAGTGAGATTGTTAAAGTCAACTCGTCCCTGATCAGATAAGTGAGTTGGGGAAGCTCCTGAAAATGGGTCATTCTCGTCAGCGAGTTCATCGTAGCCACACTTTGGACATTTATCCATGTTTCACCTCCATTTAAAAATGGAGATATACCATTGTAATAAAATATTGTATATGGGCTCGTATGACAAATGTTCCTTTCCAAGATTGCAAGCTCCCCAATCTTCGCGAATTGTGACTTGCGCTGTTTATCCAGCGACGTTCTGAGTCTTTCAATTTCAGCCTCCAAGGCTTCCAGTCTGCATTCTTCAGGGGATTTGAATAGGTCGAGTTGATAAACGTACATGGCCGTCTCAATGGAAATTTTAACCAATACATATATCACACTATGCTTTTGCTTTGTATAAAAAAGAAAATCCTTGATAGGTTGCAGAAAAATAGGTGTTAACATGGCTAACAAAGTAGGTCGCCCAGAAAAGCCCATAGATTGGAAAGTGTTCGAAGACCTGTGCCAAATTCATTGCACACAATCCGAAATTGCATCTTTCTTCAATATTTCTCATGAAACATTGATAAATAGGGCAGAAAAAAACTATGATGATAAATTCTTGAGTATTTATAAAAGGTTCTCCGATGGTGGTAAAATGTCACTGAGAAGAACCCAGCTGAGAATAGCTGAGAGGGGGAATCCAGCGATGGCTATTTTCCTTGGCAAGCAGTTATTGGGCCAACGAGACCACTACGAGGCACCTCAACAGCAAGTTATGTTCAAGACCATTGACTACAGTAACGCTATAACGCAACAAGAGCTCTCCCACATGCGGCAGAAGCTGAAACATTACGAGGAAAAATATGGACAAGAAGATCAAAAAGATCGAAAAGGGATTGAAGCACGAGGAAAAGGAGCTGAAGACCCTGGAGAAAATGGATAAGAAGAGGGATAAGGCTGTTGAAGCCGGCAAGAAGGCAATGCATAAGAAAAAGAAGTGAGGCATATGTGGCTGAGAAGTTTATACAAAAGGCTATAAAGCATCCTGGAGCGCTGCATAAAGAGCTTCATGTAAAAGAAGGTAAGGCAATCCCTGCTAAAAAGCTAGCATCAGCAGCAAAAAAACCTGGAAAACTAGGCCAGCGCGCTAGATTAGCCGAAACTCTTAAGAAAATTGGCCATAAAGGTAAGTAGTGGATGACAAGTGGCTTCTCCAGTTCAATGCTCGTGACTATCAAATCCCTGTCCTCAGAGCTCTTGACAGCGGTAAAAAACGTGTAGTTCTAACTTGGCACCGCCGTTCAGGAAAGGACTACACAATTCTCAATTGGTGTGTAAAGCTGCTTTACACATCAACCCAAACTTGTTTCTATATCATGCCATCATATGCCCAGGCCAAGAAGGTCATCTGGGATTCCATTGACAATGATGGCCGTCGCCTTATGGATTGCATTCCCAAAGAGATTATCGCACAGAAAAACAATCAAGAGATGAAGGTACGCTTTACGAATGGTTCACTGCTACAACTTATCGGATCGGATAACATTGATTCGCTCATGGGTACAAACCCCCGAATTGTGGTGTTTAGCGAGTATGCCCTACAAGATCCCGCGGCATGGGATTACATACGTCCGATCCTCAAGGTCAACAAGGGGACAGCGATTTTCATATCGACACCCCGTGGGCGCAACCATTTCTACGATCTCTATCGCTCTGCTGAGAGAAATCCGGAATGGTTTCGTCAGAAACTTGGCATTGAAGATACTGGAGTGCTAACAAAGCTCGATGTGAAGCAGGAAATGGAAGAAGGTATGAGTGAAGAGCTCGCCCTTCAAGAATACTACTGCTCATTTGACCGAGGTGTTGAAGGATCGTTCTACAGCGCCATCTTAAATCGCATCAACGACAGCGGCAAAATTTGCAAGTTATATCACAATTCCTACAAACTGGTTCACACTGCATGGGATCTAGGCTGGAATGATGCTACGGCAGTAATCTTTTTCCAGCTCATTGACGACCAAATACGCATCATCGACTGTGAGGAGCAAACAAAAACAACCCTAGCAGGGTGGAAAAAGATCCTTGAGGATAAAAAATATCAGTACGGCACTCACTTGTTCCCTCACGATGTGGAAATCACCGATGGATTGAGCACAGGTGCAACGCGGCGAGAAATCCTAGAAGAACTTGGCATTCAAGTGACAACAGTGCCAAAATCCTCCCTTTCAGACGGCATCACATCAACGCAAGCCCTTCTAGAAACCCGATGCATGTTCGACCCTGAGACATGTCAAAAACTTCTAAAATCTCTTGATCATTATCACCGCGAATGGGACGATATAAGAAAAGTTTATGCAAACAAGCCTCTTCACGATTGGTCAAGCCATTTTGCTGATGCTATGCGTTATTTGGCGACTGGACTACTAAAGGTTCAGGGGTCAATCAAACCACCTGAAAGTGACTATAAAGCTCTTCAATCCTATTGGGGATAAAAATGATTTGGAAAAGAATGGGTGATGAAAAGCCTAGGCATGGCCAGCGTGTATTATATGCTACTCACTTAGCGTCTATAGGCACACCTAAATATGACTTCAAAGGTTTCCTTCGCGTGAGTAATCCCTATCAAGATGATAAAAAGTTTAATCCTGAATATTGGGAACGTCAACTTGAAATTGGTGGGACAAACCAGCGAATATCCGTTAGCGACTCGGATATATGGTGCGAATTAGAATTGCCTTTAGAGATAATGGAATGAGGTGAAAAATGGAAAACTGTTACGACAAAGAATTGAATGAATATAAAAAAATCTTGGAAGCTACTGAAGAGATGGCATCCAAAAGGGTAGGGCAAATGCTTGGGTGTTTGGTCGGTTCGATGGAAACTTTCTGTTCCTCATATCGTGAAGCTCAACATGTTCGTAAGAGACTGGAGATTTTAGATGCCAAGTTAAGTACTGATACATGCGAAGATGATTGCGACGATGAGGATGAGGACGATGAGTCTTAACTCATCGCCCATTCTAGTTACTTTGATTTTTTTTCTTTATGCCTGGCCATTTGAATAATGTATTTCTTGGCTTGGTCATGATCAAAAGGGATCGGCAGAGCAGCAGGATATTTGTTACAGTTCTTTAAAAAATTCTTAACTGAAACCCAAGTTTCCTTCCATTCTCCTCGGTGAAGATCATACAATGCTTTAGTATAAATCCTGTTGAAAATATGACTCTTAAGTCTTGATTTTATGTTTTCTTGATAACATTCTAAATGTTGTCTACATTCCTCTAAGAACTCCAGAATTTTTTTCTGGTTTTTAGCAGTGAACTTTCCGTCCCTAATTTGTGTGGCCTTTGCTTGTTTCGGAAATTCAGTTTCACAAATGTATATTAAACTATAGAATGTTATAAATGATTTGTATTTTTCCTGAGTCTTCAATAAGAATTGGTAGTCAGGTATCTTCTGCTCAGCATAATAGTGAATGAAGTCGGGTACCTCCCAGGGCCTTTGCACATTCAAAGATTTTATCCTGGACAGGATCTTTTCAGTATCAGTAGCGGATTCATCTATGCAATAGTGGATTGGCACCTGCATCCTACGCGCCGCCTCGATTCTATGCTGGCCATCAATAACCACCATCGAGGGTGCAACAATAATGGGACATACTTTCATTGAGTCCGGACTGTCTTTGAAACTTCTTATCAAAGCATTGACGTTTGCCCCATTGATGGGGCGATTGTATTTAATGACAAATTTGTTGTAATCTGTTGTTTTGTGTACGTGCATAAGTTCTCCTGTAAGAGTATTTTAAGACCTGGAAATTTTAATGTGCTCTTACAGGCTCTTTTTTTTCAAGCTCTTTCGAAGAAAGAGTTGGCGTCGTGCAGCCTGTGTAAGGCAGTCTCTACTGGGCGCTATTGCCCATCTCTGTTCACTAATGTAGTTATTATTTAAGGTTGGTTGCCTCGGGATTTCTCGGGGGTCGAAAGATAGGGCTGATATGGCCGCCAACCTTAAATCTGTTCAATACCAAAGTGTTGCAGTAAAAAATTGAGTACATTAGGTTGAGTTTTTAACCAAAGCTCAACATGAAGAACTCTGATCCCATATTTTGGCCGGATACTGACATTGACCAGTCGATCCGTCAGAAAATGAACCGACATTATACAGACTGCATCAACATTCTTCAGACTCAATGGTACCAGGCTGATGTCGACCAGAGGTTTTGCCTAGGTGATCAAGATATATGGGGACTGCTTTTCCCTGGTGTCGCTACTTATCGTAGAAAAATATTCAACTTCAACATTATCAATCCAATCATTCAGGCAATATCTGGGTCGCAGCGGCAAAACCGCAAATCTTCGATCGTTATACCGATCAAAAGTGGCATGCAGAAGACGGCTGATCAGCTGACGAAGTGCCTTTACTATGTGCATAATCAGTCTGGAGCCTACCAGGTTTATTCTGACGCATTCGAGCAAGGCGCATTAACTCAAGGTATTGGCTTTATATCCATATACAAGGACAACACAAGAGACCCGATTTCGGGCGACATCTCCTTACGATATATTGATTTCAAGTCAGTTCTCGTTGACCCATACTTTAGGCGTCACGATATGTCTGACTGCCGCTTCTTTTGGACTCGTCAGTTTTTTGATCGACTTGAAGCCTGCAAAATGTATCCCGAATTAACTGATGACATCATGTCCATGCCTAAAGGCAGCTATCGGGACGATAAATTTTATTACATGCCTGAAGTCTACCAAATCCAGTTCCCGAATGTGATCGCCTTCGATGAATATTGGTACCTAGATACTCGAACATGCCAATATTTAGTAGACAAGGAGACGGAAGAATGCCAGGAATTCACTGGTGATGAGGAAGACCTTCGTGTTATTATGAGCCAGTTTCGCGACCGTTTGGCTGTAGTTACAAAACCTAAAGCTACAGTGCGGCGAAACATCATCATAAACGATAGGACACTAGTAGATGAACCAAATCCCTACGGACTGGACAGATATCCTGTTGTGCCTACTCTCGGTTATTTTACTCCTGATACTCCTTATTACGCTTATAAGTTTCGCGGCGTAGTTCGTGACATGCGCGATGCGCAATACCTTTTCAATCGCCGTAAAGTTTCTGATCTCGATATTTTAGAGTCGCAGCAGCAAGGCCTGAAAATCAAAAAAGGTGCCTTGGTCACGCCAGAAGATTCGATGAACACAGGGAATGGACGTGTTCTCTTCATTGATCCCAAATTTCAGATGACCGATGTCGAACCGATGCAGATCATTCCACCATCACCAGTCATGCTACAAATGGAAGAAATGCTGCTGTCGACTATCCATAGGATTGCAGGTGTAGATCCTAACGCTATGGGTATTGATGTTGATGACAAGGCTGGGATCATCTCGATGATGCGACAAGCTGCTAACGCAAGAAATCTTCAGCGCTTATTTGACCAGTTTGATGAAACTCAACGTCTATGCGGCGATATTATCATTGAAATGATCCAAAAGAATTGGACGTTTGGGAAGATCAAACAAGTTGTAGGCGAAGAACCGACAGCAGAATTTGATAATAAGGCATTTTTCACCTATGGATGCAAAGTCGTCCAGGGTGTGCTAACTGAATCCCAACAACAACTTGAACTCGCTCAATTACTGCATATGAAGGAAATACTAGGCGATGTGATGCCTACTGATGAAATCCTAGAGGCTATGACGATCCAAAATAAAGATCGGATCATGGAGAAAATTAAAGCTAATCAGGAAGCAATGAAGCAGCAACAGCAAAAAATGGCTGAGCTTCAAATGCAGCAATTAAAAGTTGAAAATGCGACCAAGATGGCCTACGCCGAGTCTCAACATGGTCTTGCACAAGAAAGAATAGCAAAAATACAGCTTGATAAAGCCCTCAATGCGGAACGAATCCAACGGGCAGAAGAGGATAGGACAAATTCAGTCTTAAACCTGGTTAAAGCTGCTAAAGAACTTCAAGGCATAGACCTTGATAACATGCAGAAGGCATTACAGATGCTTGATGCATTGAAGGAGGACGCCGTGAGTGCTTCCCCTAAAATGGCCTCTCAACAATCACGTGAAGTATCAGTCTAACCTAGGAGAACGACATGAAAAAACATCACGAAAGCCATCATGGCCATAGGGGACATCATGGTAAAAGTCATAGTGGCGGCTCTAAGTCGCATCATTCCCCTAAGCATCATCATTCTGCCGATGGTCATCATCATTCTGGCAGTATGTCTCATCTTGGGGATCACCAAGGGGATATGAGTCCACATGTAATGGACATCCAACGCCCAAGCGAATCATTTCCTGAACATGATTTCATGTCGACGACCAACTATGTTCATCGACAAAATCGCACTCAAGATGAAATGTCGCGCGGAGTAAAAGGTCAAGCGTACCAAGGGCGGTATAGCTGATGAAAAAATCATCTGTTCCCGTTCAAAAGGGCAAGATCAATCCAACTTCTCCCCCTCCTGAAAAGATGAAGAGTCGTCTTTATAAGGATGTGGAAGACGCGTCACATGATGCGATGAGGAAGTCTGGGATGACTATGCGAATGCATACTCCCAAGAGATAAAGCAAGGGGGCCGCCACAGCCCCCTGTACCAACTAACCGAAAGGTCGAGCGGATTATGTCATAAACAAGGAATTACTTCGATGACTTTTCAGAGCAGATTTGACCCCTCACGAGAAACCGTTGGCAAAATATATCGGGATTTGCAAATAAACGGGAATAAAAATGATGTAATCGAATGCGGCGATATGGCTAGGGAAATGATGAGTGGTCTAGTCAGCGACATCAATGATGTGATCAACTCAAATCCTCATGAGGGAAAGGATTTCTACATCCTTGTGCATGAGAAAAGAGATTTGGCGATGCCGAATGCATTTCGTCGGGATATGTACACCATGGTTTATCGTCCCTATCCCGAAGATGATACCTTAGTTTTTCGCATCCAACACGGACAAGAAGTTAAATTTTGCTGGTGCTTGCCTCATTCAACTCAAATGCAAAACATCCTCAATAATGCCAATCTTTATGAAGATGAAATGGTCGAGGAAATTAGAGCATTCCGAAGGAATGATTTAACGAAGTTTGGCTTCATGAAGGTAGGTTACGGCGAGCGTTGGGCTGCCAATCCATTCTTCGAGGATAAACCACTTTTCAGCTACAAAAACGTTAAATCTAAGCTAATTAAAGCAATCTAAAGCTGAACACCAAAACTTATATGACTTGGATCTCTTGAAAAGTCAAAATTCTTATTTTTCCAAGAGTAGCTAAAGTCGCTTGTCCTCGTTCTTCTTTCCCTCTTGGATGGAATGTTTTTATTGCCTTCCTTGCGACATACATCGCAGCAATATTTTGCATTCGTCAGATATTTTTTAGTGGGTGAAAGTGGCGTGAATTCTTTACCGCAATTCTTACAAGATTCGGTCTTTATGGGTTCTGCGGTTAAAGGTCTTTGTGGCGTATTCTTCTTTTTGATCTCATAAACGCATTTGTAGCAAACGCCTTCATGTTCTCCACGTGAGCAGGAGAAGTCCCTTTCTGGTCGGTCGGCCTGACAAATTTTACACTGCATCAGCACCTACGATTTTTTATTTGCAAACTAAAAGTTTGGATATTAGGTTGCAAGTAAGTTCGCATGCACTTGAGAGCATGTAATTTAGGTAGAAAACGGCCTCACCAGCCAAAGGAACATAAATGGAAGAAGCCTTAAACAGCGAAGTTGCCGAGGTCGCACCTCAGGATGAAGCCCATGTTGTTCAAGAGTCTCCCGTACAACAAGTTCAAGCTGAGGAATCTCGGCAGGAGCGAAATTGGCGAGAGATGCGGCAACGTTACACTGAGATGGAACGGGAATTGCGAGCCACTCGCGAATTGAATAACAAGATTCTTGAAAATCAGATGGAACTTTCTAGAAAAAAGGAAGAACCGGATGAAACTGATACTTTGCAGGAGACTGACTGGGTAAATAAAGGTCATCTTCAAAAGATAGTGGGCAAAGAAAAGCAGGCTATCATCAAAGAAACAGTTCAAGAGTTGGAAAAGATTCAAAAAGCCAAGGAAGACGCAGCTTTTCTTGACCGTTTGAGGCGCCAGTATACCGATTTCAATGATGTTGTGAACGTTGACACAATGAGACTTTTAGAAGAACACGACCCAGAGTTGGCATCAACCATAGCGGATCTAAAAGACCCTTACAAAATCGGCGTTCAGACATACAAGTACATCAAGGCGATGAACTTGGCTGAGAAGGTTCCTTCTTCCCGAAGAGCTAAAGAAATTGATAAAAAAATCGAATCGAATGCGAAGACTGTCCAGTCTCCGCAGGCGTACGATAAACGTCCAATGGCTGTAGCTTTCAAGATGACGGAAGATCAGAAGTCGGAATTGTACAAGGAAATGATCGGCTACGCGAGGATGGCTGGCTCGGGTTACTAAAACCCGAGGTTTAAATGACAGTTTCTATTAGTACTATGCCTCCGCAAATACAGCAGAGGTATAATGGTAAGTTGCTGTCGACTCCTGAACACAATTTGATCCACAATCTTTTTGCTGTACCAGTTGAGTTGCCAGACAACCAGGGCTACATCGACCGTCAATCACGTTATGATCGACTAGACCTGTTCCCTGTGCCCCTTGATGATGCGCAGACTAATCCGCCATCACAACAATTGAATCGTGTAGACGTAGACTGTCGCGTGCGTGTTTATGCTACCTATATCGTATTGACCCGTCAGGTCACAATCACCAACGAAGATCCCGTTCTCAATAGCGCCGCAGCACGTTTAGGGCAGGCCATGAGAGAGACTCAGGACGTCCTCCAGCGCGACAACCTCGAAAGTTCCGCGTCGGTGGTAAACTGCGTAGGGGGCGACAATGGCGACCTCCCGACAGAGATGCAGTTATCAGACGTAGATGATGTTGTAACCCTACTCCAGAACAATAGCGGTGAATATATCACCAATATGATTCCTGGTGAGCTGAAAATTGGTACGTCTCCAATAGGTGACGCGTACGCGATGATGTCGAATACAAGGATGATTCCTGTTTTCAATAACATCACAAACTTCACTCGTAAATTCCAATATCCAAACGTTTCCCAGACCTTAAGTGTCGAATGGGGGGGTGTGAACAACACACGTATGTTCGTATCTGAACAGGGCTCTATTACACCTAATGCTTCCTTGTCCGGTAACGACATCGCAAACAACTTTGTCACTGCTAAGGAAGCTTATAAAGTGGTTTGGCAGGCTGGTGGTAAGGCAAGATTCATCTACCTTCCTCCTGGTTACAACAACGACCCATGTATGCTTAGACATACTGCCGGCGTTTCTTTTTATCAAGGTCAGTGTATCACTAATGACCTCTGGATCGTAAACCTTCGCTCAACCGGTATTTAAGGAGGTCACCATGTTACCATTTCAAATGATCGCTGGTGGAACTTTTACCGTTAGCGTAAGCGGCTCAACAGCATCAGCAGTTGAAGTCGTATGTCAAAGTCAAAACCCTCCCGATTTCATCGTAGCCAAGTCTATCACTGGATGGGGCGAGGCCAACCAGGCCCAAGCGGTTGAATGGTGGTGGGAGCGTTCAATGGCACAAGGTACAGCTAAGGGGATTCAACAATCTTCTCATGCCACTGCTCCTGCTATGAACACTAAGTTCTTATCTAGCAATGGTATTTTTACCTATGACACAACAAATCCTCCTACATTTACTGCGTTAGCTGCAACAGCTATCACTGGTAGTGCAGGTACGTTTGTTGTCTCAATGACGAATACCGGAAGCATTGCAGTTGGCGACTGGGTTCGTCTAACTAGCGTTGTTGGTGAGCGTCAAATCTCAGGCTATGTGTTTCAAGTAACAGCCGTTACCGTAAACACAAGCATCACATTGGGATATATGGCTAGCTCGGGTATCACATTTGGTGCTGATGCTACAGCGGCTCAGGTCACTAAGATCATCCCTAATAGGATGTATCCACGCTGGGCATATATAGCTAATATCACTCAAGCCACTCAGGCAGTCGTTTATTTCACAGGGAAGAATGATTTTACTGTTGGTGAAATTGTTTCCTTCAGGGTTCCAGAGCTACAAAACGGCCTGACAACCATGACGCAAATAAACAACCTTCAAGGCCGTGTATTGAGTGTCACCAACAGCTCAACCGTGTCTTCAATCACAGTCGACATCGACACTTCAGGTTTCACAGCTTTTGCCTTCTCAACGAGTTTGGCACAGCTTGAAGTCAGCCCTGCAATTGTCGTGCCGTCTTCTTCTGGCGTTGTTCCTTATAACGGCAGTGCAACGATTGCTCAACAGCCTCCAGGGACTAACCTCCTTGATTCTTTTGACAATCGCAACACTAGAGTGATCGTGTTCGGTCATTCCTGTTTTGACACATCTTCCTTCGTGTCCACCGATGGTGACACTTGGATGTGGCAAGCCTACAAATATGACCAGTACAACGGTCAGTAGGTAATGTAATAGCTCGTTTAAACGATTGGGGCCGAGGGTGCATCCTTGTGCCCCCTTTTGGAGGAATCAATGGAAATTAAAGAACTAAAGAAAAAGACACACAAAAGACTTTCAGCTGAGCAGTACACATCAGAGCTTAAGCGTCTTAGGAAAGAGCATGAAGTGATGAAGAAGGGGATGTTTGAGTTCCTGGACGCTCAAGGCGGTTGGTTTGATTTCGCCTATAGGTTTTTCCCAGGCGAACCACTAACAACCATTAGGTTGATTCATGGGGAAATCTGTGACCTCCCGATGGGTGTTGTGAAGCTACTCAACAACGTTAAAAGGAAGGTGCGGATGCTCGGCAAAGAACTTCCTGAGGGAAGTATGCGCGGGATACCTTCGACCTACACTGTTGAGTCACGCGTTAGATTCACTCCTATGGAAGTATTATGACCGATTCGGTTTTTACTCCCTTTGTGGTTTTTATCTCTGATGTGACGCAGGGTCAAACGACAACGGTGACTTTTACGTCAGCTCATGCATTCGTAATTAACGAGTACATAAGCTTCAGAGTGTCAAGACCATATGTGATTTATCAACTGAATAACCAACGGGGGAAGGTTCTAGCTACGGATGCCCTTAGTGTGACAGTCGACATCGACAGCACAAACTATGATCCGTTTGAAGTGCCTTCTTCGCTTTTAGAAACGACACCGCCTTGCGCGGTGCCGTCTAGTTCTGGGGTAAATTTTGACACATATTCCCCAGCAGTGATTTTAAACGACTCATTTGACAATGTACCATCATGACAATAGCAACATTATCAGACATAATAGTTAAGGTGCGCAGATTGACTGGTACAGGAAATTCATCCCAGCTGACTGACGCCCAAATCATAGACTACATCAATTCATTCTACCTCTATGACTTTCCAGCCCAGTTCCGAAGTTTGAAGCTTAAAGACAAACTTACCTTCAATACTCGTAAAGGTGTAGACACCTATGCCTTCGATACGGAGCATTTCAGTACAATCGAAATGCCATGTTACTGTGCCAAAAGGGAAATTAAGCTATATCAAGACCCGTGGTCATTCTATGCTTCTTGGTTCAACTGGCAGTTCACGCAGTCATTCGCGATAGGTGACGGAACATCTGGCCCCTATGAGATGCAGTTATCGGACACGCCCATTATCCGAAGTTATTACAACAATCCTATATCTGGAACTGTGCCATCCATTTCAAATCCAACATTCACAAGTAACTACCTAGCAACAACACCACCAGCACAAAATCCCGATTTCACCTACTATCAGCCCAACACCTCAAATCCGATCGTTTCGTACCCTAGAACTGCAATTCCTGGCAGAATTCAGAATATCCTAATCACAGCAGAAAGCAGTCTTGGAACATTAAACGTCACGGATGACGGGAATGGCAACCTAATTGGCGACTGTTTTAGCGGAACTATCGACTATGAATCAGGCTTAATCACTAATCTAGTCTTCGGAAACTTTTCAACAATTGCAGTCATCGCTGGAACAGATATCACAGTGATGTATAATCCTGCGACATTGTCAATCCCACTAGCCATTATGTTCTATCAAAACCAGTTCATCCTTCGTCCGGTTCCAGATCGAGGGTATACCATCGAAGTCACCGCATATAGACTTCCGTCCCAAACGCTTTTAGGATCAATCGACCCCGACAATCCCACAAGTACAGGCGTTCCCGAGCTTATGGAGTGGTGGGAAACAATTGCTTTTGGTGCTGCGAAGAAGATTTATGAGGATCGACTTGATCCTGACGGCG